GTGGATTATGACATTGTGTATATGGCTGAGATCGGCAGGGCTGATGGTGTAGAGTTATTGGTCAAAAAGCCATGATGAAAGTAAAAATAGAGGGATTGAAAGAGCTACAAAAGGCTCTGGATATGCTTCCAAAGGAAATACAGGCTAGACCACTAAGGAGCGCAGTAAGCGCTGCTGCTAAGGTAATTGTAGATGATGTAAAGGGCAGAGTACCCACAGGCGAAACTGGCAATCTTAAAACTGCTGTTTATCGCTATAGAAGTAGGCGCAATTCGGCTACTGGCAGAGAAACCTTCTTTGTAGGTATCCGCCAAGGCAAAGCCCAGTATAAAGATACTGCCTATAATCGCAGGAGAGGTAGAGTAGGAAAAACATATAAAACTCAGGGCGAGGCATATTATTGGCGCTTTTTGGAGTTCGGAACTGCTAAAATGCAAGCAAAGCCATTTTTAAGACCTTCTTTTGAAGCTAATAAATCTAAGGCTGTAGATGTAATTAAGCAAAGATTAGGCAAGGCTATTGAAACTCAGGCAAAGAAACTGGCTAAAAAATGACTATAGAAACTTCAATTTATGCAGCTCTATCTGGCTTGGCTAGTGGTAAGGTATATCCATTAGTAGCGCCTGAGAAAGTAGTAGCGCCTTATATTGTTTATTCTCGGATTTCATCGACTCCTGAGAATACTTTAGATGGTGGTTCAACTATTGATTTAGTTCGGATTCAGGTGGATACTTATGCAAATACTTATTCTGCTTGTAAATCTTTGGCAGAATCAGTAAGAAGTGCAATGGAAAGCGGTGTAGTAAAATCTACAATGCAGACCGATCAAGATTTATTTGAGCCTGATTTGAGTGTTTATAGAATCAGTCAGGATTATTATGTATGGCAAACTAGGTAGGAGTTAATTATGAGTTCAGCAGCTTTAGAAGCGCAAGGAATGGAAGTAAAAATCGGCAATGGAGCTTCTCCTGAAGTTTTTACTGCCATCCCAGAAATCAAGACCTTTAGTGGTCCGAGTGGCTCTGCTGCGGTTATTGATGTAACCGATTTAAGCTCTGCTGCTAAAGAGAAGCGCATGGGTTTAGCAGATGAGGGTCAGTTAAGTTTTACTATTAACTATATCCCTAGCGATACTCAGCATACTGCTTTGCGCGCTGCTCGCGCTGCTCGCACAGAAACAAACTTTAAGATGGTGTTTACTGATGATAGCCCTAGCACTACTTGGAGCTTCTCTGCTTTTGTTACTGGCTTTGCTGTATCAGGCGCGGTTGATAATGTAGTGGAAGCCAATGTAACTTTGGAAATCACAGGCGCAATTACTGAGAGCTAAAATGACACTCCTAAACAGAGATGCAATACTGGCAGCAAATGATGTAAAAAAAGAGTTGGTAAAAGTTCCTGAGTGGGGTGGCGAAATATACATCTCATTAATGACAGGCGAAAGCCGAGATGCTTGGGAGCAAAGCCTAGTAGCTACTAAAGGCACTAATCTAGACAATATTCGGGCTAGGTTAGTTGCTTTTACTGCTGTTGGGGAAGATGGTAAAAGAATCTTCTCTAATGAGGATGCTGCCTTGCTAGGTCAGAAATCAGCGAATGCTCTTGAGCGATGTGTAAAGGTAGCGCAGAAGTTAAATAGATTAACTGAAGAAGAATTAGATAATCTAACAAAAAACTAAAACTCCGCCCCCAAAGAAGGTTTTATTTTGATTTAGCCCTGAAGTTGGGGATGCCAGTCGGAGAGATGTTAAGAAGGATGGATAGTGCTGAGATTACTGAATGGCTGGCATATTTCAGAGCAGATCAAGCACCAAAGGCTAAAGCTAAAGATGTCATAAAAGCGCAGTTTGCTAACAGGGTAAAGAGGAAAGATAAATAATGGCTGGCTCACTAGGATCATTAGTAGTTTCTCTTACTGCTGAAACAGCACAATTTACTGCTGCTTTATCTAAGGCTTCTTATACTGCTGAAAGAAACTTCAAGCAGATTTCTTCATTCGCTAAGACAGCAGCAGGATCTCTTGCTGCTTTGTATGGAGCTAGTTCGGCTGCTGGCTTTATTAAGACTCAGATTGATCTTGCTGATGCTACTGGCAAGATGGCTCAGAAGGTCGGCTTATCAGTCGAGGAGCTTTCTAAATTACAGTATGCAGCTAAGTTAGCCGATGTTGATGCTGGGCAGTTGCAGGGCGGATTAGTCAGGCTTTCTAAAGGCATGATTGAAGCAGCCAACAATACTGGCACAGCTCGCAATGCCTTTGCTGCAATGGGCATCTCCATTAAGAATACAGATGGCACTCTTAAATCTAGCGGTCAAGTATTAGATGAAGTAGCTAATAAATTTGCTGGCTATGAAGATAGCGCCACTAAAACAGCTTTAGCAGTACAGTTATTCGGTAGAGCTGGAGCTGATCTTATTCCTTTGCTAAATGCTGGCTCGGCTGGCATCAAAGAAGCTGGAGATGAGCTAGAGCGATTTGGCGCGGTTATCTCTACTAATGCTGCTAAGAATGCAGAATTATTTAATGACAATATAACCAGATTAACTACTGTAGGATCTGCATTGGGTCAATCTATCGCTAATGATATATTGCCTTACTTAAATAGATTAACTTCTGAATTCCTAGTTGCTAGAGCTAATGGCTTGGGCTTTATGGATATGCTATCTATGGGCTTGCGCTCTACTGATTATGATGAGCAGCTTAAGCAGATTGAAAAAGAGATTGTCAATGTTAGAAATGCTTGGGCTTTCCCATTAGGCGCATCTAGAGATGAGCGATTAGCTTCTTTAGAAAAGCAAAAGAAAACTCTTATTGATTTGCAAACACTTCTCAATAAAGATAAGTTAATGAATCCGCCTGTACCTAAGCCAGAAGGTACAAAGAATGCTCCTGTGCCTGTGGATCTTGCTGAAATAGAAAAGCAAGCAAAAGAATATGCAAAAGGATTGGGCAGAGCGCAGGATGCAAATAGTAAATTCTCTGCTTCTATTGCTGAAATGTCAGCAAAAGCTAAGTTAGATATTGCTGGGATGTTTATGAGTGATGCTGAGAAGAAACAGCAGGCAGATCTTATTACTATTACTAAGACCTTCTTAGATACTCAATCAGAGATTACTAAGCAATATGAAGAAGGCAGATTAAAACTCAAGGATTACAATGAGCAGGCTGCGATCTTGGCTGGGGGCTATGAGAATGCTGTGGCTCAAGCTAATGAGCAGTATGAAACACAAGAGCGCTTAAATGGCTCTTATGAATATGGCGCATCAATAGCTCTGGCTAAATATGCTAATGAGTCTAGAAACCTAGCAAACCTTTCCAATGGCTTAGTAACAGGCGCATTGCAAGGGGTTGAGGATGGCTTATTTAATATGATTAGCGGTAGTCAAAATGCAGCTCAGGCATTTAGCGCAATGGTTACTTCTATCCTTGCTGATATTGCAAAGCTGCTTATCAGGCAGTCGATAGTAGCCCCATTAGTAAATATGCTTTCTGCTGGTATTAGTTATGGAGTTGGCAATATTGCTACTGCGAATACTTATGGCACAAATATAGGTTCACAGCAGACTAATATGCTTGCAGCTCAGAATGCTGGTATGCGCGCATTCGGTGGTCAAGTAAATGCAGGCAGCGCTTATTTGGTTGGTGAGCGCGGAGCAGAAACCTTTGTACCTTCTACCGATGGGATGATTATCCCTAATGGCGGATCTAGCGCAGGCAATGTTATTGTTAATGTCAATATGCAAAATGGATCAGTAGATGCCCAGCAAGGAAATAAATTAGGAGTCTTAATTGGTAATGTTGTTAAGGCTGAATTAGTTAAACAGAAAAGAGCAGGCGGTATCTTGGCATGAGTACATTTACCTTTATTCCTTCTTATGGCGCTGCTTTAAAGAAAAAACCTGCTGTTTTATCAATTAAATTCGGTGATGGATATGAGCAGAGAGCGCAATTTGGCATAAACCAAAATCCTAGGATCTGGAATCTATCTTTTAATGGTAGAACAGAAACAGAAGCTACTGCTATTGATGCCTTTCTAACTGCTGAAGCTGGCACAGACTGGTTTAACTGGACTCCGCCTTTGGGCGCTGCTGGTAAATGGATTTGCAGGGATTGGGATGTTTCTATTGTAGAAATCGATTGCTACAATATTTCTGCAAGTTTCGAGGAAGTTTATGACTTGGGCTGAGGCTAAGTCTTTAGGGCTTATAAAATATTACACAGGAAAGCCTTGTAAAAAAGGGCATATTGCAGAAAGATATACAAAATCTGGCACTTGTGTAGAGTGCCTTAAAGAATCTTGCGTAAATAGAATTAATGAATTTAAGACTTATCAAAAAACTTGGTATCAAGAAAATTCTACAAAAATAAAAGAGAAATCAAGCATTCGATATTCTTTTGTAAAATCTTTAGAAGAAGAAGTTTTAAATAGAAAAAATTGGATGGCTAATAATGCAGAAAAAATGAGGGAATACAGAAAATCATATAGGATTTCTAATCCAGCTATAGTTGCTAATGCAACACAAAGAAGAAATGCTAAAAAGAAAAAGGCTTCAGTTTTATGGGCTAATGAATCTAAAATACTTGATATGTATAAATTAGCTGAAAATTTAAGCAAAAAAACTGGCATTAAGCATCATGTAGATCATATGATTCCTTTACAGAGTAATTTTGTTTGCGGACTTCATTGCGAAGCAAATTTGCAAGTAATTCCAGCATTAGAAAATATAAAGAAAAGCAATAAATTTATTGGTGATTTAGCATGAATTACCCTACAAAGATTTCTTCTGAGCTACAAAAGTTAGCCCCTAATGCAATCATCGAGCTATTTCAGCTTGATGCTGCTCCTTTTGGTGGCGATGTTTACTACTTTCATGCTGGCACTAATGAGATTACTCAGGCAGTTACTTGGCAGGGGCAAGAGTATTTACCCTATCCAGTACAGATAACAGGCTTTGAGTTTTCTACAGGCGGACAGATCCCTAGACCTAAAATGATTGTTTCTAACCTTACTGGGATTATTACTGCGCTAGTTTTGGCTTATGATGATCTGCTAGGCGCTAAGGTAACTAGAAAGCGCACCATGCAGAAGTATCTGGATGCGGTTAATTTTGATGGTGGGGTAAACCCTGATGCCGATCCTACAGCAGAATTTCCCGATGATATTTTCTACATCGAGCGAAAGACTGGGGAAAGCAAAACAGTAGTAGAGTTTGAGTTATCTGCTTCTTTTGATGTGCAGGGAGTCCGATTACCCAGAAGGCAGATTATCCAAAATATTTGCCCTTGGAAATACAGGGGCGCAGAATGCGGATATACAGGCACAAACTACTTTAATACTAGCGATGTAGTGGTAGGCACACTCGCTCAAGATGCTTGCGGAAAGCGAGTAAGCTCTTGTGAGATTCGATTTGGTACTTCTGCTGAATTGCCATTCGGGGGCTTCCCAGCAGCTTCACTCTTAAAATGATCCTCTCAGAAACAGTAAAAGCTAAATTTGTAGAGCAAGCAAAGGCAGAATGCCCCAGAGAAGCCTGTGGGCTAGTAATTATTAAGAATGGCAAGCAAGTTTATTGCCCTGCAAAAAACCTAGCAAAAGGATCGGATAACTTTATCTTAGATCCCCTAGACTATGAGAAAGCCGATACAGCAGGCGAAATAGTCGCAGTTATACACAGCCATCCAAATATGAGCGCAAAGCCTTCTCAGGCTGATCTAGTGGCTTGTGAGGGTAGTGGATTGCCTTGGTTTATCTGTGGAATACCTAGCGAGCAATGGGAATATATAGAGCCTAGCGGTTATATTGCGCCTTTAGTGGGTCGGCAATGGTCGCATGGAGTATTAGATTGCTATGCCATTATTCGCGATTGGTATGCTCAGGAGAAAAATATAAGCCTTTTAGACTTTGAAAGAAGCGATGAATGGTGGAAAATGGGGGGTAATCTTTATTTAGATAACTTTGAAAAAGCAGGATTTAAAAGAATAACCCTAGAAGAATTGAGCTGTGGCGATGTCATATTAATGACAGTAAATTCTACAGTTCCGAATCATGGGGCTATTTATTTAGGCGATAATATGATCCTGCATCATGTTCATGGAAGGCTATCTACTAGAGATATTTTTGGCGGTTATTGGCTTAAAAATGCAATGGTATATCTAAGATATGAAAAAAATACAGCTACTCGGTGAATTAGGAAAAAAGTTCGGTAAGAGCTTTGATTTTGATGTTCGCAATCCAGCAGAAGCGGTAAAGGCTTTATGCGCTAACTTTCCAGAATTTAAGCAGCACTTAGTAGATTCTGAGAAAAGAGGGATAGCTTATAAAGTCTTAGTCGGCAAAGAAGCTAAATCGTTAGATGAGCTGCATAATCCTTCTGGCAAAGACTCTATTAAATTTGTGCCTATTTTGCAGGGCGCTGGTGGTGGTGGATTAAATGTCATTCTCGGAGCAGTCTTAATCGCAGCTTCCTTTATTCCATTCTTAGCGCCTATCTCTCCTTATTTGATGAGCGCTGGTATTGCAATGGTGATCGGTGGGGTAGTCCAGATGCTAACCCCAATGCCTAACTTAAATGCCGATACATCTAATAATCAGCCAGACAATAAGCCATCTTATGCCTTTAATGGCGCAGTTAATACCACAGCTCAGGGCTATCCTGTGCCTGTAGGATATGGGC